CGACCATTGTAAAAGAACTAGGTTGCCATCCTAGAACCTCCTAATCTCCAGCCCGGTGCTATCAACCCCATATCGTACTAAGCCAAAGCTGATGCACTGGAGGATGACCTGCCAGTGCATTAAGCCTGCGCAATTTAGGCAGCTTTGTGCTTTGCCCGTACAACAGGTGATATTGTAGCAAGGTGTCCTGGGAGAGATCAGCAGCCAAATTCATAGCGTGTTTATCCTGATATACAGGTTCTACATTCTCGCCAGAGTAAGACATCCCACAAAACTCATTGGGAACTGCTTCCTTCAGCGTTACCCATCGCTGAAGTACTTCCAAATAAGCAGGGGAAGCTAAAGGCTGTACTGTATCATCTCCCAGGGCAATCATAGGTGTTGAATCTTCTCCACTCTCTAAAGTAGTAGCATGATGCAAAAGCACCTGCATAGTGGTGTTACCGTTGAGCGTATAATACGCCCCGGATTTCTGAACACCAGACACAAGTTGCTGCAGCAGCGTTCCATCAGAGAGCTGTAATATGGGACGCTCGTATAGTTCTGCAAAACGTTTCCGCAACCAGTCCTTATGGTCTTTCGTGGATGTTATCTGGTTCTCCAAGAAGAACTCATAATCCTCCAAAAGCCAGGAGGGAACGCTCCAGTCCCATGCTTTTCGATCGTACCCCCAACCTCGGGGAACTAACTTGTATCCGCCACCCACGTACGACCATCCTACTTTACCCGGCTGGCGAATATAATGAGAATTCTCATAATCGTAGTAAGAAGCTACCAACAATTTGTCAATGACTTGATCAACGACCGAGACTTGCGAAATCAACCGATATCGTTGCTGCCGCAATTTCTCTATTTTATGCCATTCGGGTTTAACGAACAGTCTTATGGGAAAGGCGGGTAAGTTTCCGTCGAGCCGCTGTTTAACCAAAGTTACCAGCTGGCCCCGGTATTTCTCCCGAAGGATGTTATTCGAAGGTACGTGAGCAAAAGGGACTCCTGGACTGGAATTGCCTTGTAAGGAATCGATTGCTTGATCTATACGAACATCAGATCGCCAATCATCAGGTATTTCCATTTGGGAATGTCGGTAATCAGCAAGGGTGCGTATTATTGCTTCCCTTCTGATTTCTTGGGATGGGCCGGGCCTTTGCCGGATGTACTGCTCGTGAGCCCGGAGGGACCGGGCTTCGGCGGCGGCTCCGAAGGGTGGGGCACCGTAACGACTACTGACTTCCGCGAAATTCGCGAAGCCTGACGCCTCAAGTGCTTGGATGGCCTCTTGCGATGGTTCTTTGATTTTTGGGACGGTCGCGAACCTCTGTCCTCGTCCCGGGAGCTCTCGGAAGAACTGCAGCTCGATTCGCTCGAGCTGCTCAGGTGCCTCCGCGTGCTCCCACGGCGACGACGAAAATCCATTTTCGCAACAGTCTCCTCCAAAGCGGCCACGCTCTTCGTCAAGCTCAACATCTGGTTTTCAAAGGTCAATTTCCGGCTGTAATCTATCTCCTCGGGTATATGAGCCCAAGAACCTGGCTGATCATCCTGCTCCTCTAACTTCGCCAAACCCTTCTTAAAACGCGCATCCATACCTCCGTAATAGCCCTTCTCCCGAGGGGTCATTTCGGAGGTTGTCTGTGCTTCAGGGTTGTAGCGGTAATCATTGGAGCGGGAGATGGCCAGTGAGATATCAAACGCCAAGTTCCGTCCCTCCACAGTCCCAATATGGATTCCAGCTACTTTTCCTCCCACCATCACAGGAGCTCCAGAATATCCTGGTTGTGTGCTCCCCTGGTATGAGAGTAATCCATCGCTTATCTGCATGAGACAGCCTGATGAGCGTCCCATAACACCATGTGCCGAGGCTGCTACGGGTGATGTTACCACCGTCGTCTGTCCTACCCGAACGCCCAAGCGAGACATTTGTGCGGCTTCAACAGGAAAGGCAACACCATCTTGGTGAATTACCTTCCTAGCCCCCAAACGAATGCTCAGGCCCTCTCGGTTTTCTGCCAAAACAACGCTGGCTCCCTTCACAACGTGCAGCGCGGTGACCACAGCCACGCCTTCTCCGTACTTAATCAGGGCTCCTTGTCCAGTGGATACTTCTGTCCCGGTAACAGCCACTAAAGTCACCTGGCACTTAGGAGGGGGCAGCGCCTCGAACGCCGATCCATGCACCATAGCTTCCGGAGAATATATGATGCGGGACGACGGAGTGCACCGCACGATCAAAGTGACAAGTATCACCGTTGCGGCCACAATCATGAAATAGATCATCATCGGGGTCAGTTCCATTGTCGTGGGGGTAGGGGTATAGAATATCGGCGTGGGATCATCTCCAACCAACAGAGGCTCCAGCAAACTCTCATAAAGAGGTACTAGAGCCCCCTGCCAGAATCGGAACAACAGTTCCCACACCAACATAACAAACACCATAGCTAAAGCCCCCATGGTTACAAGGTAGTCCCATCTGTAACGGGCTAACGCGACTAAGGTCGCCAACACTACACCTATAGCAATAACTTTAAACATCGTAGAGTTATGTAGACTTTGGAAAGTGATGTATAAAAC